AGTTGAACAGTGGCTTATTCAACGTAATATGTATTTGTCGTTGCTTCATTCTTCTCGCGTTAATATTTCTATGCCTGGCGATACAGAGTTTCGTGTAGGACAAGTTTTAAACGCAAAATTTCCATCGTTTATCATGCCTGATAAAACAGAAAAGCCACTTGATAAATTGTATAGTGGTAAATACTTTATCGCCGCTCTTCGTCATTCGCTTAATCGTCGAAGTCATGTGTGTTATTTGGAATTGGCAAAGGAATCAACTACAGTTTCTTATCCAGAGGCAATTAATACTTCTAAATTAATTAAAGCTGTAATAAGTGTCTAATGTTACAAGAATCAAATTACATGGGGTATGATGGGTTTGTGTGGTGGGTTGGAGTGGTGGAGGATCGTTTTGATCCACTCAAACTGGGTCGGTGTCGTGTTCGCATTGCTGGCGCGCACACAGCGGACAAGTCTTTGATTCCTACAGCTGAATTGCCTTGGGCGCATCCATTGATGCCACTCACTGATTCATCTATGTTAATGTTTAAAGAGGGCGACTATGTGATGGGCTTTTATTTAGATGGACCTAATGCTCAACATCCCGTGATGATGGGAATTTTGCCAGGCATTCCTGATCAATTGTTGGCCTCAAATGTGGGGTTTGCAGATCCTCGCAATGCAACAGAGTTGAAGGCTGCTCCGCGACCACCCAAAGAACTGAAGTCGGGGAACGCAGGTGAACCAATCACTATTGTGGAAAATAGTGCAGCAGCTCGAAATCCTTTACATCTCAATGAACCCACCATTAGCCGACTTGCAAGAAACGATTCTGGAAATTCTAGTAATACTATTGTTGGGGTAAAGAATGCATTGGCGTTGAAAAGTATTCCAATCGCCGGTGGTGGATCATTTGACGAACCAAATAGTGCTTATGCGGCAACGTATCCCTACAATCGAGTCATTGAGAGTGAGAGTGGGCATGTGATTGAAATTGATGATACACCCACTAAAGAACGCATTCACATTTATCATCGATCTGGAACGTGTATTGAAATAGGACCCGATGCTACCTATATCTCCCGTGTGAATGCAGACAAGTATGATGTGATATTATCTGATAATAATATCTTTGTTGGCGGTGATTGTAATTTAACAGTCACTCGAAACATTAACATGAAGTCTGGCGGAAACGTGACCATTGAAGCTGAAAAGAGTGTTAACGTCAAAGCTGGTTTGGGAATCAATATGCAAGCGGGATCTTCGCTTTCGCTGCAATCGTTGGGACCTGGAATTTTTCAAGCCCAAAACTCTTTGACGATGTTTGCTTCTGATACTGCGTTACTTCAAGGGTCATCCACTCAGATTCAACCTGGGTCCTCAGAACCCATTCCCGGTAAATTATTGGGTGAATTGGGTGAGCCGGTAAAATTGAATTCAACAATTGCAGTTGTGTCAGGGGTAACTGTCGCATCCCCAACTCTTGTTCCTGTTCCTGATACTGTGGACATGACTGAGCCGGGTAATATAAACCTTGCTGCCCGCCAGGGTACCAAATTGGATTCTGCGCATCCAGTTGATAAGATAACACTTCCAGTTGAATCGCCAACTGACTTGCCCGTTCCTACAGTTGCCAATACTGCCAGTAATACTGTATCTACGCTTACAGCATCCGGGGATGTGATGGTACGTGCGATGAATCGCGCTGGATTACAAGATCCAATGCAACGCGCAATGATTTGGGCTCAAACTAGTCATGAATCAAAGAACTTTAAAGAGACTATTGAAAATACGCATTATAAGCGTGATACTCTCTTGAGAGTGTTTCCAAAATATTTTAACACTAGCAATGTGGATGCTTATGTGGGTGATGGTGGTACTACTTGGCCAAATCGTGCTTATGGTAATCGAATGGGAAATGGAAGTGAAGCCAGCGGCGACGGCTATAAGTATCGCGGTCGTGGATTTATTCAACTGACAGGTAAAGCGAACTATCTTGCGGCGAGTCGTGCCTTTAAACAAGACTTTGTTGGCTATCCAGACGCAGTTCAGTCTCCTGATCTTGCAGCTGATATCGCTGTCTGGTATTTTCTCAAAGGTGGGAAAGACCAGACGGGGTACCATGGAAGCTACAGCGATATCAAGACAGCAACTAAGTTTGTTAATGGTGGTCTGATTGGATTAGAGGATCGCGCAAAGCAGTTTGAAGTAGCAAAATTAAACTCCGCCGTTGTCACTTTTAATCAGAGTGTGGTATGAGTCAGGGTGCAGCACGATTAGGAGATATGTGTACGGGGCATGATTGTTTTCCGCCTCGTGCAGCGATTTCAGCGTCCTCAGATACGTTCATTGATGGTATTCCTGCGTTGAGGGTGGGCGATAAATATGAAGAGCATTGTTGTGTCACCTGTCATGATGGAACTGTTATCGGGGGGTCTGGCACAACCTTTATTAATGGGTTGCCCGCAGCGCGGGCGGGTGATCCCTTAGATTGCGGATCTTTTATTGCTTCGGGATCAAGTAGCACATTTATAGGATAATATGTCATTCGGTTTTCCTAATACTGTTCTTCCTTTTATTCCTGGCTTGAGTAGCGTCGTTGGCGCCGCTACCACGGGTGTGAATGAGGGGGCAAAAGCTGGTATTACAGAATTAGCAACGAAAGCTCGTTCAGAGTTGTTTTCCAATCCGATGGTTGGGGCTATTACCAGTGTCTCTGATTCAGTTACCGCGCTCCAGGACAAATTAACTCAGATTGCATCGGGTGCTGTAGTTAATCCTCTTATTTCTGTTGGGGATGCAACGAGTTTTTTGTCTGGTACTGGGCTCAGTGATCTCAATACGAGTTTATCGAACTTAACATTACACACGAATCGTCTTTCTGGTGTTTTGCAAGGTGTTGGTGTAACTGTTCCTGGGCTTGAACAAATAGCTACTGTTGGTAAAATGATGAACAATATGGCAAATCTTATTGATGGGGCACAAGGTTGTGTGAATGTTATTGGCGCAGCGACGGGCTTGTTTTCGCAAGATCAAGTGAATGGTATTGCAAGCTCAATTAATTCGGTGGTCACTCGCGTGGACAACAATATCGTCGCAATTTCTGAAATTTCCGAATTGGTAGTCAATATGAAAAATCAAATTACTGCTATTGTTAATAAGGATACGAATTTTTTGGGTCAATGCGTGGCACAACTTAAAAACGCAGCCTTTGGATTTGCTCTGAATACTGCGATGAGTGATCCTTGCGCCAAGTTTATTTTAGAACGAGTGGGGACGCCAAGCTTTCTCACAAAATTACAGACGCCGCCTAGACCTTCACTTGGGGGTCGTTAATAAATACTAATATGGCTATCTATAAAGACTTAAATCTCAATTTTGGCATTCATCCCGTCAAGAAGGACGTGACGACATTGGAGGATGGGAATGCCATTGTGCGTTCTATTTACAATTTGCTCATGACAAATCACTATGAGCGTCCATTTCGTCCAGAGCTGGGGTCAAATATTCGGCAGCTGCTCTTTGAGAACGTTGATGCATCAACCGCTCAAACTCTTCGACGATTTATTGAGGAGACTATTAAAAACTTTGAACCTCGTGCCACCATTGAGCGTGTGGATGTGATCGCTAACGAAGATTTAAATGCGTATGAAGTGCGACTGGAGTTCTTTATTGACATTCAACCTACACTTTTTACTACATCTTTTTTGCTTGAACGAATTCGATAGCTGAGGGGTTATGCCAGAAAAACTAGAAATCACAGAACTTGACTTTGAAGCCATCAAAAGTAATCTCAAGAATTTTCTACGCAATCAGACGGCGTTTAAAGATTACGATTTTGAAGGAGCTGGGTTGTCGGTGTTGATCGATCTGTTAGCGTACAATACACATTATAATGCGTACTATCTCAATATGGTCGCCAATGAAATGTTTTTGGATACAGCGATTGTACGTGACTCGGTTCTTTCGCATGCCAAGGCACTCAATTATACACCCACCTCAGCCCGAGCAGCAACCGCAAATGTCACAGTGGTTGTTACACCTCCTGCTGGAAACACTCAATCGGCATTGACACTTGAGCGATTTCAGCCGTTTCAAGCCGAAGCGGTTGATGGTGTCAATTATACTTTTACAACAACAGAAGCGCAAACGGTGTTAAAAGAGAATAGCGTCTTCACGTTCTCTAATGTAACACTCAAGCAGGGTACACCACAAGTATATCAAGAAACGTACAATAATGTGACGAATCCTAAGCGCGAGTTTGAGCTGCCGGATAGTAATATTGACACGACCACGCTACAGGTGCTTGTTCAGGAATCTGTTGCCAACACTTCTACAAAAACGTTTACGCTTTCTGCTGATGCGACGATTGCGAATTCCGCCAGTAAAGTGTACTTTTTGGACACTTCAGTTAACAATCAATATAAAGTGCGCTTTGGGGATGGAGTTGTCGGTGCTGCGTTAGCGAATGGAAATATTATTATTAGTTCATATTTGGCAACTGATGGTGATGCGGCAAATCGTGCTAACAGTTTTTCTGTGGGAACCATTTCAGGATTTTCTAGTGTTGTAGTGTCGCCCATTTCTGCTGCTCAAGGTGGTGCCGCGCAAGAAACTTTGACCTCTATTAAGTATCGTGCGCCATTAGCATACACCTCTCAGAATAGAATGGTGACGACTCTTGACTATGAAACCTTGATTCGCAATAAGTATCCTGCGTTTGAGAGTCTGTCTGTATGGGGTGGGGAAACACAAAATCCTCCTGTCTATGGCAAAGTGTTCCTTGCTTACTTGCTGAAAGAGGGTGTGACGAT